GGAGTTTCCCACTGGTCAACTACCTTAGTCAAAATTGTAAGAGTATCTTCTGCTTCATTTATAATATCGCTATCATCTTCTAAATGAAGATTTAAATTGTCTTCAACCACCTGAATATCTAGAGCACCAGCTTTTTCCAGTTTATCAATATACGTATCAAACCAGAAAGGATTGTTCTTGCTCTTAACAATGACTTTAACATATGTGCCTTTGACAGAATCAAAATCAAAGGTGTTAACATGTTCAAAGTCTGCCCAATGAGTATCATCATAAAACCACTTCTGAAACATCGTGAATGGATTCTGAATAAATGTTAACTCACGCGTGTCTGTGTCAAATATATGAAAACCGCGTGGATCATCATAATCAGACCAAGACATCTCATAGGGTGCGCCAAGGTAATTGATATTACCGCGCGTGGATTTATGATGGAAGTGACCAGAACAAACCATATCAAACTTATTAAAAATGCTAGCACTAAATCCGTGGTCATTTACCGCGCCTTTATACATTTCAAATCCAGCTAATTCTAAATGTCCAAATAAAACTTGAGCATCTGTGTCATTTATAAACTGCATACTTTCATCATAATTACCAGAGCAAATCCATGGAAGCACAGCTAGCTTTAAGCCATCAATATCTACTTCAGTGGGATCAGAATAATAATGAATGTTATATGTCGAGTGATCAAAAAGTTCACGCATCGAATTCACGTCATTTGTGTTCTTAAATGATGTGTCGTGATTACCAATGATAACATCTAGTCTAATTGCTGAAGCATCACAGTGTTCGACGAATCGGCGTAAATGTCTTGCGGTGACGAAGTTGATATATTTTCTACGATCGACAATATCACCCAAGTGAAAAATACGGCTAATACCATTAGCAGCAAGATACGGAAAGAAGTGTTCATAATAAAACCTATTGAAATATTCAGCAAAAGCTACAGAGTCACCTCGAGCACCCCAGTGAGTATCAGTGATTAAAGCAATTTTCATTAAAAAACTTTCTTAGTTTTCTTATCATATTCACGAAGAGATTTATCACAGAAATCACGAATATTCTGTAGATTTGTCATATAGTTATATCGAATCGACATTGAATTACTAGGGTTTAACATATTTTCTCTGTATTGCTCTAGCAATGGTGGAATATTTAAATTACTCATCTTGATCCTCAATAAATTTTTCTACGCCCTTCTTGGGCTTTTGCTTTACAGGAAGTTTGGCTTCATACTTTTCGGCAAGTTCTGCTAGCTTTTCATTTACATTAATATACACCGCATCAAAATGACTTCTATCTTCAGGAGCCATATCAACAAGAGTATTCATAATTATAGAATTTTCGAAACTCTTGTGTTTAATATAAAGTTGTTTCTTTTCTTTTTCAATTCTACGTAAGAATGCATTATATGTAATCTGTGTAAAATATGCAAATGGATTATTAGTCTTATCTGGATTAAAGTTATGAAGATATCTCAAGCAATTCTCAATTGCGTCTCCAACCATTTCCTCACGATAAGAATATCCAGCGAAGTTTGGTCGAGTCGCGAGACGCTGTGCAATTAACATAATACACTTACCAACATAATTTGGTACTGGAGGACGATCTTCTCCAAGGCGCTTTGTTTCCTGATACGCAGTATGGTACTTAATCATCTCAGTATAAAAAAGCTTATTATCAATATAATGAATTGGCTTCTTCTTTTTAGGTAGTGGTGTAGTAATTTTCATTATTAATAACCTTAATTCAACGTTGGTTTTGACATCATGCTAATTAGTTTTTTATAACGCTCTTCAGACTTATTCATTTGTTCTAGAGCATGTTTTAAATAAGAATCAACGTCGGCTCCAGCTGCACACTCTACTAATTTTTTATAGTAATTGACCATAGATTCGCTTGGAACAAAGCTAAATACAATCTTGTTGTTATCTATAATTATATAATCAGATGCAGAAAATGTCAACACTTTTGTTATCTTAGAGCCCAGAATTCCAGATTCATCCATCGCATCTGTAATATAAAATGGGTTTATAATCTTGTAGTAATCAGGTTGAGGTTCTATTTCTCCGATGATTTGTTCACCGCTAATAAGATTAAATACTCTGAACTGCATATTCTATACCCTTACGTTATAGATTTGGTACTCAAATTGTTCCGAATCGTAGATTTTAGTTCGTTCTATAAAATGTTTAAGAGTATAATTTTGGTGTGACTTATAAGATAAATCATCTACAATATCATACAAAATAGCGCCTTCTTGTTTTTCTTTATGAAGCCGAAGCATTCTACCGATCGACTGTAAAACTTTAATTTTTGATTTAGACGGAGAAGCAGCAATCATATGATGAAGTCTATTAATTGAAACACCAGTTGAAGTAGTACCTAATGATGCTAACAGAATTGCATTCTCTTCTTCTTCTATCGCTTTTCGAATACTTTCACGAGTGTCACCACTAACAGAACCATCAATATAAAATACGTTATGATCTGTGCTTCTTGTGATGAGATCATAGAGTGATTTCCCATGATCCACAATTCTAAAGAAAACAAGCTTATTACCTTTCAGAGATAAACATAAGTTCTTTATGAACTTGTTACGTTCAGTAGAAGATATCAGATAATCAATTTCTTCAGCATATGTTTTTCCTCGTACACTCTTTGCAATTTCATCAGAGTATTTAAGTACAATACATTTAATTTTCAGCTTAGAAACATATCCTTGATCCATGAGCTCTTTAGTAGAGACTGCTTTATATTTTGGACCAAACAATCCTTCAATTGTTGCTTCATTGAGAGGATTACCATCAAGAGTTCCTGTGGTTCCGAATCTATATTTACAGTACTGTAAGCTACTCAGAATTTGAATAAGCGAGGTTGCTTTTGCTCCGTGAGCTTCATCTCCAAACACTACACCAAATTGTTGGTACCATGATTTTGGCATTTTATTTTTGCCATTATTTAATGACTGCCAAGTTGTAATTACAATATCAGTTGGAACGTCGTTTGATCTATTTATTCCTTCTGTACTGCAATGAATTGTACCAGTGTATCCATAATCTCTAAAATCGCTGGCCATCTGATTCACCAGACCAATGGTAGGAACAATGATCAATCCTTTATGACCGAACTGCTGGTACCATCTCATAAGAACATAGATCATGAAAGACTTACCAGAAGATGTTGGACTTACTAAAGTTCTTCTTGTAGATCTTAAACACTTTAAGATAGAATCAAACTGATAGTCTCGTGACTGGTATTTTTCCGGAATATTAAGAGATTGAATAAACTGCTCGAGTTCGAACTCAGAAATGTTTTCGTAGAATAATTCTTCATCAAACGAGAAACTATAGCCACGACTATCACAAAATTTCTTTATACGTTGAGCAAGACCAGCATAACAAGTGCCTGACATCCTATTAATTAATGAAATATTCCCATCCCAAAGTCTGGCTTTGTACTTAGGATTAAACTTATATCCATCTGCTTTCCATGTAAAAGCATCAGCCAGTTCCATGATTGTCGAAGATTCTGCGCAGACCTTAATATGTACTCTGTCTATGAATTTTAAATGTACATCACTCATTAAATACCAACTTTGAACTTCTCAAAATCGATAGCAGCTTTAATATTGAAACCACGATTTGTAAGAGATTTGATGACTGACTCAAGAAGATCTAACTTCTCTTGCTGAATGCCAATTTTAAGTGTGAGGTTAATCACTTCTGTATCAGCGTCGATGTAGTTGTTCACGTCCGAACGAATGATCTTACCCTGAGGTGGCAACCGCCAACCCTTGGCATGAGTTTCTTCCGTCGGACCCATAGTAAAGAACTCGTGTTTAGCCAACTTCAATTGCTTGAATTCGGCTTCATATTTACGAAGAATCAAACGTTCATTCGTAAACATCTTAAAATACTTATGGTGAAGCTTAGGAATACGTAAAACTTCGTCGCTCAACTCTGTGCGATCGATAGTTGCGTCTTTTTCCCATTCGGAGTATATATCTTCAAGTTTCATAATATAAGTCTACCACAGATTGCAAAAAATGTCAACTAAATTAGTTCGATATTATACTTTAAAAATTTAAAATTTGCTGTACACTGAATATAGTTGACATCTGAGTCAGTTGTGTTAAAATCTAAATTGCCCAAACTAATTGGAAAAGCATCATGAAAAACTACTTTAATGTTTGGCTGCATAGAACTATTCATAATAATCAAAGTAATATCAGAATATTCAGTTTCTGCACTTCCGAGTGGAGCCTGTCTAAGAGACTTGAATTGATCAAAATTTTCTGATGGTCCTAATTTAACCATCCAGTTGTGAAGCTCGAGATAGTCATTAATATCTTCACTCACTCTAAATGTAATAGACAAAGGACTATATTTAATATTTCCTGCAAGAGGAATTGATACAAACGGTGTAGGAGAATTAGCATCTCCTAGATCAACACCTGGAAGACTCACATTTTGAATGTTAAAGTCTAGATTAGGAGCACGCATAAGAGTGAATTTAAATCCCAGAGGAGATAAGAAATTCTTGTTTGTTGGAATATTTAAAACAGACATAGTATTCCTTTAAGACTTAATATCATTATACCATAACTATTTATAATGTCAACAGATAAAAAGAGAGGGAGCCGAAGCTCCCTCTCCAGGTTTGGTTGGTTATCCCAACTCTTATGATTACATAAGGTTAGAAACAAGAACGCGGCGATAGTACTTGTTCGAATCCTGCTCAAGAGTAGCTGATGTATCAGCAGCAGTTGTACCCTTAGCGAATGGATTTGGAGCCATACCGTAACGAGTCTTGAAGCCGATCTTTGGCTGGAATGAGCCTGGATCAACTGCACGAACCATCTGTAGTGGAACGTATGGGCAGTAGAAGAGACCAGCATCATAAGGGTTCGAACCCTTATAACCAGTAACAAGATAGTTAGTACCAGCATAAGGATCAATATAAACCTTGATGCGGCCATTGATAACACCAGCAAAAGTATTGCCAGTATCGTCAATGTTTAGCGAGTTAGTATTAAGAGCTGGAGCGTAATCAAGAACACCAGCCATCTGAAGAGCCGAAGCTACGTCCGACGAACAGATGATAACGTTACCCTTACCACGACGGGTTTGCTTAGCAATCTGGTTGCATTCGCGTTCAATCTGGAATAGAAGACCCTTGAACTTTTCAACAGCCCAACGACCGTTTGAATCGGTATCAAGATCAAAAATACCTGCAGTTGTTGTACCGTCAGCAGCACCACGTTCAGCAGTGATGATGATTGAACGAACAACTTCGCGGTTGATTTCTGCAAGAATTTCAGCCGAAAGAATGTTTGAAAGTTCTGATTCAGCATCAAGACCATGAATTGCCTTTAGATCCTGTGCAAGTTCTAAAGTATATTCTGCCTTGAGAGCGCGAGTCTTAGCAGACACAGTAACCTTCTCGATTGAGAAGCCCATTTCTGGGAAAATATATGTGCTATTTGCGCCAAGAAGTTCGCCTGTACCAAGCAGAAGACCCATTGTGTAGTTATAGGTCGAGTTACCTGCGTTGTTTGACGAACCAGGAGCTGTACCAACAGTGTTAGCACCAACAGCAGTTGCCGAACCGGCACCGGTGTTAGCAGCATCAACACCAGCGCCTAGACGCGAAGAGTGACCGGTGTTTGCTTCGTTGTAGAATGCTTCTGAAACGCTTGAATCAGTTGTGTTAGCATAATGCGAACGCATTGCAAAGATAAGGCCAGTTGGGCCCGACATTGGCTGAACGCCGCAGATATCATAAGCAATCAGGTTTGGCATCGAACGACGAACCAGCGAAATAAGTACTGGATCAAAGTTTGCAGCATTACCAGCTGTGTTGACGTGTGTAGCTTCTCCAAGAAGATGTTGTGATCCACCTTGGCCAGCAGCTTCACGAAGAGCCTGCTCGGTATTTTCTAGAATTTGTGCGGTCACATAGCGCTTCTGAGCGTTTGTGATCTCTGGTAGATCACCATGCTCAAGCACTGGCTTCCACTTGTTTTGTAGTTCCTCAGCTAACATTTTATTCTCCCCTTACCTTTCTGGGTATTTGATGTTTTATTTATTACTTTACGTTTCTTGAAATTGCAGTTACATAGTTAGCCATATGAGCTGGTACTTCTACAATTTGATTGGTACCTTCTTCGGCTTCTTCAGTAATTACTCCGGTAGTACCTTCTTTCTTTTCAGAGAAGTACTTATTCTTAAGAATGTGGAGCTTTTTGGCATATGTCTCAGAATTACCAAATTCAATGCCTTCTGCTAGTGTGCGAAGCTTTTCAATTTGTGTTGCCACTAAGCCCTCACTAACTTCGTCAAAAGTAGCTTCCATGGTTGCTTCATCAATAACTGATTGAAGCTCAAGCTGCTTATTCACAGATTCGTCAAGCTTACTTTCTAGATCTTCGATTTGAGCTTGAAGCTCACCAAGAATGTCAAGCTTTTCATCAGGTACATTAATGTAACTTTCAGCAAACAGATTACGCAGACCTTCCATGAAGTCTTCTGCAACGTTTGCGCGGATCGATGATTCGATAGCAATCTTGTTATCTTCGATCCACTGTTCCACTACGTAGTCAAGATATTGATCGACCTTTTCGGTCATCTCTTCTTGAATAGCAACTACAGCTTCATCAAGCTTTGTTGCAAATTCTTCTTCTAGGCGAACTGTTTCCAGATTCATACGAGCTGTAACAGCGGCTTCAAAAATAGTCGAAGCGCGCTCCTTGAATTCTTCAGAAAGATCTTCGCCGCTGAACATTTCAGCTACGTCTTCCTTAACTGCACCAAGAGTTGCAGCTGGCATCTGTCCAAGAGCAGGACCGCCACCAGGGGCAGTTGCTGAAGGAACACCGTCGGCGCTGTACTTCTTAATAGAATCATTGAAGAGATGCGATAGATCTTCTTTACCAAGCTGAGCTAACAGCGAAGTAAATGTAGCAAGCATCTCAATACGAGTTGGATTTGGCTTTAGTGTTTCCGAAGCCGCTGATTCGTCAAGATTTTCTTCGTTCTCAACGATATCAGTTAGGTCCTTATCTGACATTTTGCACTCCTTAGTTAATTTAACTTATTTATTTGATTCAGGATTTCGAAATATTGTTGAGAAAATTCTCAAAAATCTTAAATTTCTTTGCTTCTAGTTCTCTAGAAGTTGCGGCTTTTTCAATGATTTGAACTGTTTGTTCTACAACTTGAGCTTTCTTTGCAATAAGTAGATCGTTTTCCCATATCCACTCTACACCTTCCATGATGCCATTGACAAAAGCATCAGGAGCAGAAGGGTCTGCTACAATATCAGCTGCAGTTGCTAAGTAAAAGTCATTTTGTACTTCATTGATTCCTTCTTTGTTAAGCTTTAATGAGCCCATACCACGAGAAGAAACACCAAGCTTTACACCCTCAGAAACAAGACCTTTGGCAATGCTACCAAAAGGAGTATCCATAAGCTTAGCTTTGCCGATGAAGTTATTACCTTCTTGGCGAAGATTTGTAATAAGATGAGAAACTCGATCAAGATTAATCTGTGGACCTTCTGGGTGACCAAGTTCACCTAGAGCTCTGCCAGACTTTACATATGCTTCGTTGTAGCGTTCAACTTCTTTGGCAAGAGTTTCAACTGGATACATACGTCCGTTGCGATTCTTGATGCCACCCTGAAGAAACACGCCTTCGATGAATACGTTCTTCTTGCCGTCTTCTCTAGCTTCAGTAACTGTTTTGAGGTCTTCAAAGACTTCTGTAATAAGTTTCATTTTCTTACCTTAACTGTTATTATATTCAGAAATGAATGTGCCAACCTTTTGAAGTTCAAAAAGAACATAACCATTTGCAGTTCCGACAAACTCTACACTAAGGTTTGCTGTTTGACTGACAGTAAGAGCCATACCGCATCCGGCATAGTCCTTGTAACCTGTCGAATCATATATTGCAATAGGAGTTGCACCGCGCTTGATTACGGCATAACCGTTCGGATCAAGGCCCCAGTATATCTGAGTAATATAAGCACCAGAAAGAACTTCATTGCTAACTGCAAGACATGTAGCAGATGAATCGACGTTTGTTGTAGTACTATTACCAGATACTTTAATCGTAGTATTAGCAGCAGAAACGTGAATAGTGGCAGCAGTATTTTTCTTATTTGAAATAATTGTTACGGCCATTATTCACCTCTATGACTAATTGCGAAGTCGAGCATTGAATCAACACCTTCTGGTGTCTGACATGCTTCAAGGAACTTCTTTTGGTTGTCTTCATTTAATTTATCAAACACAGAAAGCATGGTACGACGATGTGATTCTGTGAGATCACCAAGAAGCTCAGCTAGCTTTTCTTCCTTACGAAGTGGCTTACCACCACGTTCTGCAGTAAGTTTAGCAGCAATCGCCATAGCACGACGCTTCTCTTGCGACTTGCCCTTGAACTGTGGAGCATCAGACTTCTGGAAATCCTTAATTACAGTTCCCATCGAAGCCTTGTCCATGTTGAGCTTTTCTTCGATTTCGACTTCTTCCTTAGCATTTACTTTAGCTTTACCAGCTAGTTTTCTAGTTGCTTTTGAAATACCAATTTGGCGAGTAAGGCTCTTCATGATCTTACCTGAATCATACTTACCTTCACCACCTTCTTTCTTACCGGCACGATAAGCTTGGTTATGAACGTCTTGAGCTGACTTTTCAATGTATGAGTGAAGAGTGTTCTTCGACAGTTCGTCAATATGTTCGGCTTCTTCAGTCTTCAGGCTTTCACCGCGCTTTACAAGTTGCTTGCCAGAAGCTTGTGCGCCTGCTGCTCTCTTACGAAGAGTCTTGGTATCCTTCTGATCCTTCGACCAGTCGCCACCGCCCATCTTCATCTTATCGACGATAGCGTTGCCTTGAGCACGAGCCTTCTTGCGATAGCTTTGCAGTGTAGCAGTTGACAGCTCGTCGATTTGCTCTTCTTCGAGTCTATTGACACCGAGCTTCTTGCGAACAGCGTGTGAAAGAGCAACGTACCCTACACCGAAATCATTAGCAGCTGAACGAACATGGCTCTTACGAACATTATCGCCATAGCGCTTGATTAGGTGTGCTGCGATCTTAGCTGATTCATCTAGCTCTTCAGCTTCTTCAGCGACTTTCTTTTTCTTGCGAAGAAGTTTGAAGTCATGAGCATCGACCTTGCCATTCTTGTTGGCATCGATCTTATGCTGATTGCCCTTGAGTTCCTCGTAGACCTTCTCGTCTTCGCCTGGGTTATAGCCATGACGCTCTTTACGGCGGTCGATCGGCTTTACCTTTGAACCCTTGAATACTTCATCACCATTGCCATTGCGATCTGGGTGCTTGACAACAACGTGCTTATCCACGAACTTCTGTTCGTCAGGATTTTTAACCTTCAGGTAACCTTCTAGGAATTGATTAAGCGTCTTCGCCATCGTCTTCAAACCCTTCTAAATCTTCGTCTTCTAAATCTTCGTCTTCGTCGTCCCAGTCGATATCGTCTAAATCATCGTCGTCAAGATCTAGATCGTCATCATCGAGATCTAAATCATCGTCGTCAAGATCTAGATCATCGTCGTCGTCGACAGAATCTTCTTGCGAAGCAAACATACTTTGTGCTACAGAGATTTTCATATCATCAATAGCTGTGCTTGCTTTTTGACCCATAATTTCATCGAAAGCAGAAGCAAATTTAGTTGGCTGCTGATTCATAGAGTAATTAAGTAGATCATCAATATCGGCCATAGTTTCCTCCAAAATTTTTATTATTTATATCACGCGGGTTTCTTAACTAGATCTGGAACTTTAGGTAGAGAAGGAACTTTAGAAGTCTTTCCTGTGTCTGGTCCTAATGCTCCACTGGTATCTTCCGGTCCTTGATCTTCTACAGGCTGGCCATCAGATCCCATTTCAACCGGTGGATTATATTGTGGGTTGTCTTGTTCTTCTACAATTTGTTCATCAATTTCTTTTATATCTCTTTCAGTCTGATACAGAACATTACGGCGTATCCATTCGTGTGAATAATACTTGCCGGTGTAATCATCAATATCACGAAGCATTGATACACGATCACGAAGAATTTCAGTGTTTCTTAATTCGGAAAAATGATTGTCTTCTGAATATTCGTATTTGAAATTAGATTTAAATTCTTGCCAATCTTCACTAGTAATAACACCCTTTAGAATCAATTGTTTCTCAAGAATTTTATTAAAGAGTTCTGAAAACTTACCACGAAGGCGAGTAACAAACTTAGCAAATTTAACTTCATCGCGTGATATTTCAGTAGCACGACCAAAATTATAACTTTGTTCTGGATCAAGACGAGTAACTGGAACATTTAATGATTTATAAAGCTTGCGTTGGAAGTAAACCACATCATCCATTTGACCGAGGTTTTGACCACCGGGAAGAGTTGTAATTTCTGTTCCTTTACCACCCTCACGTCGTGGCAGCCAGAAATCTTCAAGCATTGTCATGTGCTTACGATCATCGCGAATTTCACCGGTCTGAGCGTCATAAACTACACGATTCTTAAAGCGAGTCATAATATCACGAAGATATTGCTCAGCTTTCATCTTTGGTAAATTACCAACATCAATGTAGAAGACTCGGCGTTCAGGAGCTCGTGAAATACGGTAGATAACCAGAGAGTCTTCCATTGACTTTAACTGATTGAGAGGTTTGATTGCTTTCTGTAAATGACCAATTACCATATCACCACCGACATTTACAAGTCCAGATGATACACTAACAACAGCATCTACTGCAATCCGGATTCCTTGTGAGCCGGGATCATTATAAGTAGAGCCTTGAGTAGGAGCTTTAGCAAATCCTTTATCATTATAGATAAAGAATTCTTCTACAGTTTTATTAACCATGGCACTAGAAGTTTTATTTACTCGAGCTCGTCTTTGAGTTTTGATCTTACGAATTTTACGAGGATCAACATATCTTAATTCTTTAATTCCATCCCGCGGAGTTTTTTCATCAATAATAGCATGATAGTATAGTCTACCATCAACATACCATTTACGGAAAATTTCATAAGCGTGTTGATTAAATTCAAGCAACTCAAGAGTATTGTCAAACTCTTCTAGAATCATCTTCTTGATATTTTCAGGTTGTTTTAAATCGTCAAGGTTAAGACTTACGATCTCTTTCTTTGGATCCATAACAATAGCTTCATTGATAATATCATCAACAGCCATTTCAATGTCTGGGTGCATAGAAATTTCACGATACTTGCTAACAAGTTCCGCTTCGTTTCTTACTGAACCTTCAAGATCGACATATTGGCCATAAGCACCACCTTCAGAAACAACAAGAGCTCCATCTTCTTCCACTTTTGGTGCAAATGAAGGAAGTTCTTGTTCTGGTTTCTTTCTTACAATCTGAAAACCAAATAATTCGGCCATGAGGACTCCTAATTAACAAAAAAAAGTAAGGGGAGTGATTACCCCTTACTTATTATTCACCACCGGCGTTGTCGGTAGCGCCACCACTTACAGTCCAATAATCATATGAGAATGTAACCTGGAATGATTCAATTTGATCAGTTGTTCCCCAATCTAATTCTATTGGAGAAATAACACTTGGAAAAATTCCATTGAACTTGTATTCACGTAATGCGGTTCCATCTTTTGCATACTGAATTACAGTAGCATTAGACTTGTAACGATTAATTTCGCGAACGTTGCGTTCAAATCTATTAATCTGATTTGACCATTCTTCCATTGCATTACGGATTAAAAAGTCTTCATCATTAATAATTGTAACTGTCCAATCGCCAAAAGTTCTATCTCCTGCCAACTTCATTTGTCGGCCAAAGTAAAACACTGGAATTACTCCCAATTGAGCTTCTGGAATCTGAGCAGCTTGCACCAAGAATGGTGATTTGAGATCACCAGAACTATTTGCAGGATTGTTAATACGCACCTGGAAAAGATTCTGACGAGCGCCGCCATAGACCAGTTGGCTTCTCATTTCATTGATATTAAAAGCCATTCTTATTTCCTCCTAGTTTCTTTTATTTATTAAAACTGGCCGACAATTTCATTGAACTCTACACCAGATCTTACAGCAACAAAGTTCAATTGAATGAAGTTGATGCTCTTAGCTGGTTTAATGTAGATATCACCAACAAAGCGATTAGTATCAATAACTTCTGCTGTATTGTTTGTTTCATCGCAAACAACACGGAAGTCTGTAATACCACGGCGACCTTGAACATCACGGAGGAATGGTTCAATTAGATTTAGGAATTGTGCTCTAGTAAACTCATCATTGAATTCAAAGAGCATTTGATTTGCGGCAGTTGCAATTGTCTTTTCTAGAATAATGAACAAACGACGTACGTTGATACGATCGAAAGCGCTCGGACGTCCAAGAGCAGTCTTATCGCCGAATAGAATAGTTCCCTGTCCTGGTTGTGTAATTACTGGGTTAACATCATTCTTATAAAGAAGATCACGATCTGTCTTGCTTGGGCTATAAGCTAGCTTTACAAGATTCTTGATCTGGCCACGAGTATAACCAGCAGGCGAGAACCAAGGATCACGTAGATCATCAGAACGAGCTGTCAGACCAGCAATATCACCATTCAGTGGAACATATCGATATACGTCATTGTATTTGTCGTACTGATACTTGTAACCCGAGTCGATGAATGCATACGAGCTATTGCGTACGCTCTGACGGAAGGTTACAATGTTTGAAGCTTGTGAACCTTCTACTCCGCTTCCGACAACATCAGCTCTTTCAGGAGAAACGAATACTACACAGTCTTTACGACTTTCAGCAATATTATCAATTAGATAGTTAGCTAATTGTGCTCCGTTAGATAAACCAACAGACTTTCCAGTTATGAGTAGAGATACATCGACAGAAGTTGGATCTGAGAATAAATCATATGCTGAGGCGAGTGCTGTTACAGGAGCATTAGTTTCTGTAATACCATCACGGCCAGCAATAAACGACTTAGAGTATGGAACAGATGTAGTCGAATTAGCAAGACTTCCTGCTAATCCAGTAGCATCTTCAGAGCGATCGCCGGTTGCCCACACATAGCGCGAGTTGTCATTAATAACTGTTTTATAGAAAGCTGTTGTACCATCTTCACCAATAGCATCTGAAGCACGAGATAGATTCTCATAAACTTCTAGAACAGTTCCTGGCGTACCTGAGAACTTACCATCTTCGTCGACAACTACAACACTTACTTCATCAACAACAGTTAAACCACGGTCTGATAAGTAACGCGATGTGCCTGGAGCCGCCGGAATAGTATTATAGAATTCCCAATTACGAGTGATTGTATTTGCTGTGTAATTTGCTGCACGATTCCAAGTATCTTCAAATGTGATCGAGAAGTAAGCTTGAGTAGCAGCATCATCAGATGTAATTGTTGGTAGAGATTTAATCTTCAGTGCTTGTGTACCTACACTGCTATTACCAAGTTGAATATAATCACCAACAGATAGAGATTGTAAAATATTATTAGCAGTTGTTTTTACTTCAGCATAAGATAAAGTACCTGAACCAGCATAAGTTAAGAATACATTTGCTGTTGATGAGTTAACATTAATGCTAATACCACCAGCCGCAAGTAAACCAAGTTCATATGTAGCTGATGTTCCACCAACACTAGTGTTGCTAAATGGATCAATTGTACGTACATATTGAGCAGCTGAAGAACACTGTGAAACACGTAGAGAATTTCCAAGGTCGCCAGGATAACGAGCTACAAACTGTGTATTTACAAATGCTGAATTTGCTGGACCCTTGTCTTCAAAGTCATCAGCATTCTTTACAATATTGCTAGCAAGAGCAACAACTCCACTATTAGCAACAGCATTCAGAGCAAGAGTATTTGCAAAGAAGTTAAGTTGAGCATCTGTAGAAGAGGTAGCATTTGCACTTAGAACGACTGTAGTATTTGCAGAACCAGCTGATGTAGCAGAAACAACAACAGTTCCATCTGGAATTCCTGCACCAAATACAGCATAACCTGCAGCAATACCATAAGTATTACCAGTTAAAATAACTGTTGAGTTGCTATTTAGATTTGCAGAAGCGGCAGCAACTGTATTAGAAAAACCGGTTGTTACTGCAGCACGACTTACATATAAAGCATTACCATATGCGAGAAAGTTTGCTGCTGTAAAGAATGTTTCATAATCGTCGGTTGTTGGCTTGCCGTAGCGCGCCGCTAACATATTTTCTGAATCTACTAGAATAAATTTCCCGATTGGACCCCATCCAAATACACCAGCAAATCCACCAACAGTGGTGGCTAAAGCTGGTACAGTAGTTGAAAGATCAATCTCGGAAATATTAATTCCAGGGCTGACTTGAAACGCCATTGTTATCTCCCTTAGTCGAAGGTTATATACGAGTTTTGTTTTATTTATAAGTTAAGGAAATTGCGTTTCTGCTCTGCCCAAAACTCGTCTCGGTAAGTATTATCATCATTAGCTATTACTGATTCATTACTCTGATTGTCGTAATCATCATCGCCAGTGCTCATAAGTCCAAATGGAAGCATTTCTTCCTGAAACATTTTTTCATTTTGATCATAAATTTGTTTACGAATATCAACATCTGTAAGTTCTTTTAGATATGGCTGCGTAGTTAACCAAGCAAAAAGAACACAACACATGGCCATATCATCATGACCATCTTCTGCTTCGTACGATTGATTACCTTTAAGACTATTTTTGAGAGAGAATCGAGTTAATTCATAAATTGTATCATAATCTACAATAATAAGTTTATCAGATTCTACTAAAGTTTTAAGAGTAGCACAACCGATTCTCTTTACTTGTTTAGTAGTTCTAACACCGCGTGTTGTCGAAACAGAAAAACCACCAGAAAGACTTTGACCAGATCTGCCATTATTAGCAGTAACAAACACACCCTCATATTCTAAATCATAATGCAGAATATCAGCAACTTGCTGTCCAATATCATTAGTTTCTACTAGAACAACAGCATCATTATAGTGTTTTGCAACTTCATGAATAATATTAGGATATATCAACGGACTAATTAAATTATTTCTAAATGTGGCGACCTGCTTATATGGTAGATTGTTCACATTCACAACCATAAATGCTGAATAGTCAGCACCGGCTCCACGAGCAGTATCTACAATGATTGCATAGATACTATCTTTTATTGGCTCTTCATACATTTTAAGCCCAGCTGGCGTTATATGAATCGGTTGTTTATAAACCATGTTACGCAGTTTATTTGGATTAATCAGTGTGTTTGAAGATCCGAGGAACTCACATTCATATTCCTGACGAAATTGATCTTCGCTCGTGTTAGCAATTGTTTCTTCTCTCCATGCCTGATCACGGCCTGGAATTTGCGACCAATGAACATCCACTCGAGTATAAGCATTACGAGCTTCTTCAGACTCTGTCCAAATGCGATAGAACATGTTCATACCATTTGGAGTCGAAGTGATTAAAACTTTAGAACTTTGACCAGATGAAATAGTAGGATAAACCGAAGCAAAGAACTCGTCCTGAATATTAGTCGGAACGAACGCAAACTCGTCAAGATAAATTAAGTTCTGTGATGTACCACGAATAGCGGAAGAAGACGTAGCAGACGCAAGGATTTCAGATCCATTTTCGAGTTTAATGTTACCTTTGTTCCATTCTGTGACACCCATTTGAAGCCACTTTGGAAGGTGTTCGAACATGAGTTGAATACGGCCAAGAATTTCACGAGCTTGTCTATCCTTATTAGCCAAAATAGCTATTGAATATTCTTCATTAAACAATATCTTCCAGAGAAGATATGCGGCCACTGTAGTAGTTTTACCAACCTGCCGAGGCATTTTACAAATAACGAAACGATTCTCTTCAAAAGAAAGAACCATTTCTTTCTGAAAATCCCATAAAGGAAATGTAATAAGTCCTTTATCGATGTTGACAATTTTGCAATACTGTGTTATAAAGTATATAACATCTTCAGAACATTTAATATACTCAGATACTTGATCCGGAGAATATTCTACTTTAGTATCTGCTCTTTTTAATCTAGGATTGCCTAGATAGTTTTCACTACTCATCTTTGTTTTGCTTTAAATATTTTTGTAATTCTGCCGTTGAGCCGACAAAAAGATTGTTTGTAACTTGATTTGGAGTTGCTAACGGATCGTCCTCTAATAGTTTTTTCTTTTTAGCCTGAAGATCAAGTAAGTCTTTGCTTGCTCCAACCATGGTGTTCATCATCGTAGCAAGAACTTCATATGCTCTTGGATGCTGACTCTGACGAGCTACGTCCATAAGATCAAAAAGAGCTTCTTGGCCTTTATTGATTACTTCCATCATATTTTCACGAGCATATTCAAAATCAGCATTTACCTGAGTAGTAGCTTTCTTTTGAATTACTGCCGGCAAATTATTACCACCATTAAATTTATCTATGTTGCTCATTAGATATTCTCTTCAAAATCATTAATGAATCCATAATTATCAGTTGCTTTAATTTCTGTATAGTCAATAGATAATGATGCATTGCTTGTTGGTTCGCCGGCTACAGTGAGTCCGGGCCGAGCGGTTACTTTTACAGTATTAGTTATAGAATCTCCGAGGTGAATATTCGCTTCAACAAATTTAATAAGGCCAGACTTCTTAGTTGGACCAAATACATAAGCTTTCATAGTAAAACTTAAATTCCAAATGATAGCACGTCTTTGTTCAAAACTTCCTTCATACGTATCTGTAACATTAATATCATTCAGAATAATTGGAATATCCATTGTAACATCAATTTCTGGAATTAAATTCACAGAAGCAGTCCACTCTGGAGTGAAGTATGGAAGAATCTGTTCTATAATACGAGTGCCATCTTCTGCATTCTTTACCATGATGGACATTTCAAATGTAATATTATACGGCACTGGCATATACTGATAAGAAATTCTATCGTCGGTTCCGTTATTGGTAGGTTGTTTATAGAATCTATTTAAAGTATTAAGCTTTCTCTCTGTATCATATACAAAAGAAGTCATTTCAAAAGAAATGCGTGGAAGTACAACTCCGACTTTATTAGCTAGATCTGGATTTCCATCGAGTCTTGCTAAGAATTTTTCTTTTGGACCATATGAAAGAGGAACTTTTAGTGTTTGAATTGATTCACCAGTAGAACTATCACGTGTGATCCAGATATTGTTAAAAACAGTTCCAAATATAATAACATATTTTCTGAGTGTATCATGATTCCAAGTACTTCCAAACATTTTACACCTGACCTTCGCTGAATGGATCAACTTGTGACCAGTCTAGAATGCTACTGCCTTCAAGTTGAAATTCCGTATTGTCTTCATACGGATCTCTTGCTTGTTCTTCAAAGTTATAATCAGATTGAACAATTTGATACCCATCTTGATCTGTAATGATAAATCCATCTTGAGTAAGAATATCGTAATCTGTAATAGCAAGTGAAAGATCTTTTTCAATACTATCAATTGCTTCAATTCCAGTGTTAAATCTTTCAGAACTATACTCAAACATTTCACAAACAAGATCATACATTTGAATAGATCCCATTTGATAGAACACAGCATTTTTATTTACATACTTAATAGTTAATAAACGATCGAGCATAGGAATGTATACAACATCGCCTTCTCTTGGTCTTTGAATTTCATTTTGTAAAAGTGTAATTTCGTTTTGAAAATTACGAACAGAAATTGTAAGAGTCATTTGATCTCTTATTTCTAAGTTAAATTTAGATAGGAAGTTACCATCGCCTTCGTAACTATCAACATTCTTAATGTACATATCAATGTAATAAGCTATGTTATATTCTGAGAGAGTATCTTCTCCGTAAATATCATCTTTGGCTACTAAAGCTCTAGGACAATAATACATGTCGTGACCATACACTTTGATAGACTCCATTACGAGATCTTCTATCAAAAGCTGTTCTTGACTATTACTGAAATTATTAAAATAGAAATTCGTAGTCAAGAT